TCGCGCCGGAGTTGCTGACAAAATGGTACCGCCTGTGGAGAGCCGAGCATCCAGAGTTTGAACAGATCGTGTTCCACGGTCTGCGGCACCCGTATGTCAAGCACACGACAAAAAAATATAATTCTGAAAAGCAGAAAACCCAAGCTACCAAGATTGTGGATTTGATAGCCTGGGGTTTCTGTTTTTGTTTCGTCTGTTATTCAAAGCGGTCATGGACCTTGTAAACAATCTCTATACGGTTGTTGGGAAATACATATACCTTTTCAATCAGCAGATCGGTCAGCTCGGAGGTCAGCGCATCCGCTTCTGCAATCGAGTGAACAATCTCCTGCCGGTTGCTTTGGCGGGCCTGTTCTTCCTGCTTCAGCTTTGCCTGGGCGGTGACAGCAGCATAGGCATTTTTGACTTTCCGTATTTCTGCGTCATAAACTGCTTTCTCCGATTTATAAGCGTCCAGTTCGATCTGCCCCAGGAGATACCGTTCAAAGAGAGCTTGCTTCTGATCCCTCAAATCTTCCAACTGTTTCTCATATTCGGAGCATTTAGCGGCGGTGGCGTCCAGGTGAAGGGTGCCGTCCTCATGTGCAGGCAGCAGGATTTCCAGCTGTTTTTTCAATGTGATAAGCACCGCTTCTTCCAGCCCGGCAGCGTCCGCTCGTATAGTATGGCAGCGGCTGTTTACGTTGGCAGTCGAATGACGGCACATATAAAACGGCTTCTTTTGAGCAATGCGGGAAAGTGCATGATCGCAGCAGCCACAATAGACCTTGCCTTTCAGTGGGTACTCCCTGATTTTCCGGGTCGGTAAGGAAAACCGGCGCTGCACAGCTTGTACCTTTTCAAACAGCTCTTTCTCAATGATTGCCGGATGGTGGTCGGGAATAATGAACCATTTGTCACGGTCCTTCATGCGGCTCCGTGTACCTCCCACTTCAATGACTGCCCGCCGTCCAATGACGTAGGAACCGATATAGCGTTCGTCCTCCAGGATGCGGAGAACCGTAGAACTGCTCCAGCGGCCACGAGAGCGTGAGACATCGTGGTACTGCTGCCCATGAGCGGCTTTATATTCCCCTGGGGTTGGGACGCCCCGCTTAAACAGTTCCCTGGTAATGGCTGCCGCCCCAATGCCAGTTGCCGCAAGCTGGAAAATGAGCTGCACCACCGCAGCAGTTTCCGGGTTTGGCTCCATTCTGCCATCGGCGCTTTTGCGATACCCATACGGGCAAATCTTACTCTGATATTCTCCGCGCTGCATTTTGGCGTACTTGGCGCTTTTGGTTTTCATGGACATATCGCGGCTGTAATACTCGCTGATCAAATATTTGAAAGCCACATCCATCCCGCCGGTATCACCTTTGTGCTGATCGCTGTCGAAATCGTCATTGATGGAGATAAACCGGGTGTGAAATAATGGGAACACCCGCTCGATGAAGTAGCCGGTTTCGATGCTGTTTCGCCCAAACCGAGAAAAATCTTTTACAATGATGCAGTCAATCTGATTGGCCCGCACCAATTCAATCAGCTCCTGGACTTTGGGGCGCTCAAAGTTTGTCCCGCTGTACCCGTTGTCGATAAATTCCAGAACCTCTGCGTCAGTGGACTCCGGCATGGAAGAAACAAACTCGTTCAGTACAAGGTGCTGGTTTTCAATGCTCATGCTGTCGTATTTGTAATCCTCCAGGGAAAGGCGAATATATAAGGCGATCACATATTTCTGCATTGGTTCAACACCTCCTCACCATGCTCAAATTCACTTTGAAAACGGAAATGTACCGTAATCTGTTTCTCCCTGGAAACCTCCACACGTTCAATCAGGCGGTCAATCAGGGCTGCCGTCAGCTGGTGATCTTCCTTGATATGCTGTGCATCCTGGGACAGCATTTTATACTGTTCCAGCTGCCTGGCAATAATCGTAAGCCCTGCTTTCAGCTGCTCGATTTCCTCGCTGATTTCCTCGATTTTGGCTTCGTACTTCTCTTTGAAGGCAAAATACTCGTCTTGCGACAGATGGTTTTGGATTAGGCCCTCATACAACCCGCGCTGGTAGGTACGCAGCTGTTGGATTTCCTGTTTCCGACTGGTAATTTTAGCCTGTATGCTTTTCTGCTCCTCAGCTTCTTTGGAGAGGCTTTCCAGGCCGATTGAGTATTGCCCCAGCGTGGTATCAAGCTGCTCTTGTATCATATCAGCCAGAGCATCCAACAGTTCCTTTTCAAAGATAAACGTGCCGGGGCAAGCGCCTTTTTTGATGCGGTTGTTGCTGATGCAGTGGTAGACGTATACATCCGGCGTCTTTTTGCGAACGCATTTTTGCCGGTGGAGGCTGTGCCCGCAGTGGGCGCAGAAGATTTTCCCTCTCAAAAGATTGGGGGACCAGGAATGTATTTCCCTGTCTTTGGCCTGTTGTGCGGCCCGATCCAAGGCTTTTTGCACAGCATCGAACAATTCCCTGCTCACAATAGCCTCATGCGTATCACGAACGACCGTCCATTCATCGGCGCTGGCCCTGACCTGTTTGTGGTCGATGACCTTGGAGATGCCCTGCACAAGATCGCCGGCATAAACTTCTGCCCGGAGAATTTTGGCAACCGTGCGCGTCTGCCAATTCCCATTTCCGATCAAATTCTCATGGGTAATCTCACCCAGCTTTTTCTTGTAGTGACTGGGGGAAAGGACCCCGGCCTCGTTTAATCGAACCGCAATGGTGTTTAGGCCATCGCCTTCAGCGGCCCATTGAAACATAGTTTTGACCACCTCAGCCGCCACCGGGTCAATGATCAGCTGGTGGCAGTCATCGGGGGCTTTCAAATATCCATAGGGTGTCCGCGCACCGACATATTTTCCATCTTTCATAGCCTGCCGCTGCTGCGCTTTTATCTTTTTCGCTATATCCAGCGCGTAGGCTTCGTTAATCATGTTCCGCAGCGGGATGATGATGCCATCGTGGGCATGATCCGGGGAGGAAGAATCATAGCGGTCGTTCACAGCGATAAATCGAACCCCTTGTGTGGGAAAATACCGTTCGATATAGTAGCCAGTGTCGATGACATTCCGCCCCAGGCGGGAAAGATCCTTGACAATGATACAGTTGATAAGGCCCGCTTCAATATCGGAGAGCATCTGCTGGAAGCCGGGCCGGTGAAAATTCGTACCCGTTGCACCGTTGTCAATGTAGGTTTGAACCACGATGATTTCCGGGTTCTGCTCCAGATACCGGGCGATAATCAGCTGCTGGGTTTCAATCGAGGCAGTACGGGTATGCTTATCCTCAACGGAAAGCCGCACATAAATTCCGGCACGGCAAGTTGTATCTATCTCCGGTGCAGGAAGCACCACGGTTTCTTTTCTGCTTTTTCTTGCCACAAATCATCCCACCTTTCTTTGGCTTGTCTGCTCCGCCAGCTGAATCAGCTGAATGGCTTTCTGATATTCATCCTGATATGTGAAGGTGATCTCCAGTTCCTTTTTCCCAATCACCTTGATACTCTGTATCATGTGGACCACAGCTTTGCGGTCCAGGGTCTCCATCGTGGAAAACTGCGTGAAATGAGAAATCCAACGGTTTCGCTCACTTCGGTTTTCCAACACATCGGACAGCTTATCTTTCAGAGTGCGGATCGCTTCTTTTGCATTTTCCGCAGCCCTTGTGTATTTGGCTTTATAATCGGTGTATTCTTCTTTGTTGATTGTGCCGGTAACCAGGTTTTCGTAAAGGCGGGCCTTAAACTCCAACGCCTGCGCCAACTGCCGCTCATTGGCTGCGATGTGGGAAGCGTATTCATTCGCCAGCGCCTGGTTGATGCTGCTCTGGTCGATGCCGTCCAGAATGGCTTGCAGGCAGGTCACATTGTCTATGTACCCCTTCAGGCTGTCTTTGACGCACTCCACCAGATCGCTCTCCTTGAGCATCACAGGATTGGCACAGCCATGCTTTTTCCCGGTGGGGCAGTAATAATAGTGGTATTCCTTGCCCTTGACCCGGTTCGTTTTCCGCGTCATGCGCGCCCCGCAGCAGCCGCAGATTAAGATGCCGGAGAACAAATACACAGTGTCTTTCTTTGGTGACGTGCGGGTATCCAGTCTGCGGATACGCTGAACAAGCTCGAAATCCTGCTTGGGGATCAGCGCCTCATGAGCGTCGGGAACGCGAATCCATTCAGAGGATGGCCGCTGCTCCATCTGCTTGATTTTATAGTGCGGCGTACCCTGTTTTCCCTGTACCAGCGTGCCAGTATAGGTTTCGTCCTGCAAAATGCGGATAACCGTCGTAGCAGACCATTTACAGTCCTCTTTGTCTGTGTATCCATGTTTGGCATAAGGGAAACCGTTGTTTTTCTTATAGGCCAGTGGCGACAGGACGCCCATATCATTTAAGGTAGTGGCGATCCGCAGTGCGCTTGTCCCATCCAGACGCATACGGAAAATGTCCTGGACAACACGGGCCGCATACGGGTCTGGTACAAGCAGGTTTTTGTTTTCCTCTGACTTCATATAGCCGTAAACAGGGAAAGCCCCAACAAAATCTCCGTTCCGCCGCTTTATATCCAAAGAGGTACGGGTTTTGATGGAAATGTCCCGGCAGTAGGCTTCGTTCATAATGTTCTTGACGGATACGGTCAAGTCGTCCCCGCTGTTCTCATGGGCAGTGTCGATATTATCCGTGATGGCAATAAAGCGAACCCCATAAGCGGGAAACACCCGCCGCAGGTAGCGCCCGGTTTCGATGTATTCCCGCCCCAGGCGGGAAAGGTCTTTGACTATGACGCAGTTGATCTTGCCATCGGTAATATCCTGCATCATTTCCTTAAACGCCGGACGGTCAAAAATGATACCGCTGTAACCATCGTCGATTTTTTCGGATATGATTTCAATGTCCGGGTTCCGTTTAATAAAATTCTCAATCAGCTTTCGCTGATTGGTAACGCTGTCGCTCTCGCTGGAGCGGTCATCTGTGTAAGACAGACGAATGTAAGAGGTTGCCTGATATTTTGGCATGAAAAAGCACTCCTTTCCTCCCGGAAGCTCCCGCAAGAAAAGAGTGGTTTTTGAGGTTTTCAGTTTTCATCCTTTTCCAAGTCCATCGTAACATGGTCTTTGGAAAAAATCGAGGATGTCAGTCATCTCAAAATTCCTTGCAGGCATTCCTCCAATGTGACCCCGTTGTTGGCAAAAGCAGCGTTTACCACAAAATCGCCACAGCGGAAGCGATATGGATTTTTGATTTGGTGAAGAAAGGCTGCAATCCGTTCCTCTTTGGGTAGTGCCTTATCTACCGCAACTTCACGGATGTCAACCAATTCATCGGTTGTAGCTGGTGAACAGGCTTGCATCAACTGGCTCATAGGGATACTCCTTTCTTTGTGGTCGTGTTCAAAGTTACATGAATACGCTGGCAGCCGAAACTGCCAGCACATGGTATCTAACTTTGAAAGGCAACCCCCATCGGCGCTCATGCCCCGATGGGGAATCGCCGCGAAATCAATTTGGTTATCACGCCACATTTGCCACGCATCCCTGACGCTGGGGACAGAACAGGTCTCCGCTGGCGCGGCTGTCATAACTCCGCAGCGTCGTTCATAGCGTGCGCCGCAGGGTTCCCCCCAAGTCTTTGGCGGGCCGTGAGGAAGTATCTTTAAGCCCCCGCGCAGTCATCGCGCCGGATGTGCCACCATCCGGGTCACAGGGACGTTGATCGCTCCGAAACAGCTTGTCCATCACCTCCTGGCTGCTCCATCTTCGCGGCGCCCTGCACTCGCTCATACGCGGGTTATGTACCTGTTCTGCCGTGTATTCAGTTGTCAAAGATCAGCGAAGGAAAAATCCCCTTCTTGCTAACCATGACAAAAACAGGCAGTTTGTCCTGCCTGTAATGCGATTTTTTTGAAAAATATTTTTGCCTTGCCGCTTCAATAAGAGCCGCGGGCGAGTCAAGCGTACAGCAAGCACAATAAAATAGGTACTATCGTACTCAAATACACCTTTTATAAGGTTCTTCCTGCAAGGAAATGGGCACGATAAAATATAAACAAGGAGACGATAGTGCCTATGGAACTGATAAAAGAGCTGGGACGAAGGATACAAAAAGCGCGTAAGGAAAAAGGACTGACGCAGCAGGAACTCGCAGATCTGAGCCACGTTTCTCTGAAGCACGTTCAAGGCTGCGAAAGAGGGGTGAAGAACCCTTCTTTTGAGGTCCTGCGCGCTTTTTGCAAAGTCTTGAATTTATCTTTGGATTCCCTGATGAATCTCGACCTGCCAGAAGATGAGCAAGCCGCCAACGATATGCGGCAGCTTTACCTTTCGTGCCCTCCGGCTGCCAGAAAAGTGCTGTTAAACTCGACCCGTGCGTTGGCTGATGAGCTGAAAGAGATGGTGCAGACGGCCGGAGTTGGCCCAGATGAACATTTAGAGGATAAGTAAGCCGGTGGAGGAATAAAAACCCCCACCGGCTTTCTTTTGCCGCTATGCGGCGGTCAGGTTATCGGGCTGTGTCCAGCGACGCGCCAGCTTCTTCAGCCCGCGCCGGATGCTCTCCCACACGCGGCGGCGGTCAGCACCCCCGCTCCCGGCACCCC